TACCCGGTATGATTTGCTTTTGTCTGCTGGCGACTACGTAGATGAAAATACCCAAAACCCAGGGCCAAACTTTAAGTTTGAAGATGTTGGAACTCGTGACTTGGGAATCAGCGATTTATTCTTGCCTGATTTCGTAGACATTGGAAGTAATGTGCATGTCGTCGCAAAAGTTCTAGAGTTTGACGATGACACGGGGATTTTCGAACTGGAACCAATATCTTTAGAGGCGAGATAATTTTAAATTACACAAAGACAGAGTTGCTTTCGAGCTCCTCTGTCTTTTCTTTTTTCTGTTTTACAGCTTCGCGAAAAAAACATTGACTGTTATGAAGAGAGAGGATAAAATGGCCATTTTTGAATGGACACTCTCTTTTGCGTTTTGATAATGTACAATAACGGACCCGTTGACAAAGTAGCGAAACGTCCTATTCTATGGTAAAATAGCCATAGGAGGGATGCAGCATGATGGGACGTCAAAGCAGGCAAATGGCAATGGTTTTCGTGGATATGGCGTCATTGATTCCAGAAAATCATCTGCTGCGAAAAATAGACGGCATGGTATCCTTTGACTTCATCTATGGACTGCTCGCACCATATTATTCTGCGACCGGCCGTCCGTCTGTCGATCCTGTCAGTATGTTTAAAATGCTTCTGGTCGGATATCTGTACGGGATCAAATCAGAACGGCGTTTGGTAGAGGAAATTCGGCTCAACATCGCCTATCGCTGGTTTTGTGGATTCGAGCTGGATGATGCTATTCCGGATCACTCCACATTCAGCAAAACCAGAACGCGCAAATGGCAGCAGAGCGGTCTCTTTCAGAACGCCTTTTATGAAATCGTGAAGCAGTGCATCGCCTGCGGCCTGATTGATGGAAAAGCCATGGCTGCAGACGGAAGCTACATCCCTGCCAACGTATCAAGAGAAAGCTGGGTCGATGTAGAAACGGAAGTAGAACAGAGCATGCAAAGTTATCTCGATGCTCTGGATGAAGAGCTTTCCCAGCAGCCGGGATTCAAAAAGCCGCCGGAAAGAACCATAAAAAAGCGCCGTACCACCAGCCGGACAGATCCTGACAGCGGCTACATCAACCATGGCAACAAACGAGGCATTGGTTATCTGATGGAAGCAACCGTGGACTGCAAACACGGCATTTTGACAGGCGTTGATGTATATCCTGCCAACGAGAAGGAAAGCCTCCTGGTCTTGCGGCATCTGGAGCAGCAAATCAAACTTGGCGTCCCAATGAATCAACTTGCCTTGGATCGGGGATATGACACTGGTGCAGTCCACAGGGGACTGGAACTGCTGGGTGTTACCGGATATATCCCAGCAATTCAATTTCCCAATGCACCTGAGAAATATGGGTTCTCCTACAACCCGCAACGAGATGCGTTCATCTGTCCGGAGGGAGTCGGGCTTACATACCACAGGCTGAATTGTAATCAATCGACCGGAAAATATCTTCGTTGCTATCAAATAGAGGACGATGCCTGCAAGCACTGCGTAAAACGTCCGAGTTGTTTTGACAAAGCCGGAATTCGGCGCAGGGTGTTGGCCAGCAGCTGCTATCCAGCATTTTTCAGAGGTCATCAGCGTGTGGGAACGCCTGAATTTCTATCCATGATGCGGCTGCGCAAAATCTGGGCTGAGGGTAGTTTCTCCGTTTTGAAACGAGAGCATTGTATTTCAAAGATTCGAAAAAGGGGCATTCTTGCAGCGACAGAAGAATGCCTCCTTGCTGCCATGGCTCTAAACCTTAAAAGGATGGCAAGCGCCGTCTTTTTCTATCTGCATATTTCCTATTCTGCCGGGACCACTGCGGGTTTCGGCAGTTTTTTGGCATTTGTCAACGGGTCCAATAACTTGCGCAAATTGAAAACCGCACAAAAGAAGACATAGCTTGCAGGCTCTGGTAGAATGAAGTTACCACACAAACATTCGAAAGGAGCAAGCAAACTATGTCCGAGAAAATTGTACAGCTGAACGAGGAAATTATCAAGGGCCAAATCAGGGAGTTGGTTCGCGGCAGCGTGGAGGAAACCCTGAACGAGCTGCTGGAGAAGGAGGCAGAGTCCCTGACGCAAGCCGCCCGCTACGAGCGCAGCGAGGCCCGTCAGGGCTACCGCAGCGGTCACTATGACCGCAGCCTCACCACGACCTCCGGCGACGTCACGCTCCACATGCCGCGCCTTAAGGGTGTGTCCTTCGAGACTGCCATCATCGAGCGGTATCGCCGCCGGGAGAGCAGCGTGGAGGAGGCCCTCATCGAGATGTATCTGGCAGGCGTCTCCGTGCGCCGTGTGGAGGACATCACGGAAGCCCTGTGGGGCAGCAAGGTCTCGCCCGCCACCATCAGCGAGCTGAACAAGAAAGCCTACGTCCACATTGAGGATTGGCGCAACCGCCCTTTGCAGGGCGGCAGGTATCCGTATGTCTACGTGGACGGCATCTACCTGCGCCGCAACTGGGGCGGAGAGTACGAAAATGTTGCGATTCTGGTGGCGATCGCCGTGAATGAGGCCGGTTTTCGTGAGGTTTTGGGCGCCGCCGAGGGCATGAAGGAGGACAAGGCCAGCTGGGTCAGCTTCTTCCAATGGCTCCGCGGACGCGGACTGGACGGCGTAAAGCTCATCGTCGGTGACAAGTGCATGGGGATGCTGGAGGCCGTGGGCGAGGTGTTCCCGGACGCCAAATACCAGCGCTGTACGGTGCATTTCTACCGCAACGTTTTCTCTATTGTGCCCAGATCCAAGGTCAAAATTGTGGCGAAAATGCTCAAGGCGATCCACGCCCAAGAGAGCAAAAAAGCGTCCCGCGAGAAGGCAAAAGCTGTGGTCGCCGAACTGCGCGCCATGAAACTGAAGGAAGCTGCCAAGAAGGTCGAGGACGGCATTGAGGAGACACTGACCTATTGTGATTTTCCGAGTGAACACTGGACGCGCATCCGCACCAACAACGTGATCGAGCGGCTGAACCGTGAGATCCGCCGACGGACACGGGTGGTGGGGACGTTCCCTGACGGCAACTCCGCCCTGATGCTGGTCTGCGCAAGGCTGCGCCATGTGGCGGGCACCCAGTGGGGCTGCAAAAAATACATGAACATGAAGCACTTGGAGGCGGTCATGGACGACGCCTCTATTGCCGGCTGACTTCACTCAGCCGAGCCTGCAAATCTTTTTGCGCATAAATCTTGACGGGACCTGCGTTTTTGATGAAGTGAAAGGAGGCCCAAGATGGCTAGGAGTTCTAGGCTCGAAAGTGGATTTCAAGATGGTCTGATTCAGCGTTTAAAAAATATGTTCCCTGGCTGCATGGTCTTTAAAATGGATCAAATACAAGGGCTTCCTGATCTGTTGGTTTTGTATCAAGATAAGTGGGCGTCCTTAGAATGCAAGAAATCTGCGAATGCTGCAAAACAACCAAATCAGGAATATTACGTAGATCTGATGGACAACATGTCCTTCTCAAGATTTGTTTATCCTGAGAATAAGGAGGAAGTGTTAAGTGAACTTCAATCGGCATTTCGAACTTGAAGGGCTGCATGCTTTTCTTGGGCCGAGTAAATATCATTGGCTCAATTACAGCGAAGAGAAAATGGCTGACTCATATTTGAATTTTCTGGCGGCACAGAGAGGAACAGAGCTGCATGCGTTCGCTGCGCAATGCATTCGACTGGGACAGAAATTACCCAAATCACAAAAAACACTCAACATGTATGTGAACGATGCAATCGGGTTTCGGATGACTCCCGAGCAACCGCTATTCTATTCGGAAAATTGCTTCGGGACTGCGGATGCCATTTCGTTTCGAAAGGACATACTTAGAATTCATGACTATAAGTCCGGAGTGATTCCGGCCCACATTGAGCAGCTTGAAATATACGCTGCTCTTTTTTGTTTGGAATATCGTGTGAAGCCAATCGATATTGAAACAGAGCTTCGCATCTATCAAAGCGATGATATTCTGTGTCACAATCCGACTGCGGATGATATTTCGGCAATTATGAATAAGATTATCGTTTCTGACAAAATCATCAAGAAAATTAAAGAACGGGAGAGCTAAGCCATGAATTCTATTGCTGAAGATATTTTGATGCATTACGGCACACCGAGACATTCGGGGCGCTATCCTTGGGGCTCTGGCGATAATCCCTATCAGCGCAGCGGAGATTTTTTAAGCCGTATTGAAGAGCTGAAAAGCCAAGGACTTACCGAAACCGAAATTGCCAAAGCAATGGGAATGTCTACGACTCAATATCGTGCGCAGAAATCCTTGGCAAAGGACGAACGACGTGCATTAGATGTTGCCCGGGCAAAGTCTCTTCGGGAAGACGGTCTAAGCTTGAATGAAATTGCGAGGGAGATGGGCTTTGCCAATGATTCTTCTGTTCGATCATTGCTGAACGAACGTTCTGAAGCTCGAATGAATCAAGCAAAGAAGACTGCGGAATTTCTGAAAGAGCAGATAGCGGAAAAAGGGATGATCGATGTTGGCACTGGTGTTGAACGCGAGCTTGGAATTTCAAAAGAGAAGCTAAAAGAAGCTTTGGCGATCCTCGAAGCAGAAGGATATCCAGTATACGGCGGGAGAATCCAGCAGGCCACGAATCCTGGAAAACATACAACTCTTCAGGTGGTTTGTCCTCCGGGTACGGAGCATAAGGAAATATACGACTACGACAATATTCATTCTGTGAAAGATTATATTTCTTATGATGATGGTGAATCGTTCAGAAAAAGTTTCGTATATCCTGAAAGCATGGATTCCAGCCGGCTGAAAATCCGGTATGCGGAAGACGGGGGAATCGATAAAGACGGCGTCATCGAAATTCGCAGAGGCGTTGAGGATCTTTCTCTTGGAGAATCTCATTATGCACAAGTTCGAATTCTCGTTGACGGAAATCGGTATCTTAAAGGGATGGCCGTATATTCTGACGATTTGCCTGATGGTGTGGATGTTGTATTTAATACGAACAAAAAACAAGGTACCCCGACAGGAGACGTTCTGAAGAAAATTACCAATGATCCCGAAAATCCGTTTGGCTCACTTATTAAGGAACATGGCGGTCAAAGCTATTATGACGATCCGAATGGCAAGTACACCGATCCAGTAACAGGAAAGAAGCAGTCACTTTCTTTGATCAATAAGCGTGCCGAAGAGGGAGACTGGGGTGAATGGAGCGACCATCTTCCATCACAATTTCTGTCCAAGCAAAGTATGACGCTCATCAATAAGCAGCTCGACTTAGCGACCAAAGACAAGTTTGCGGAGTTTGATGAAATATGTTCTTTAACAAACCCGACTGTAAAAAAGGCCCTTCTCAAGTCTTTCGCTGATGATTGTGACTCCGCAGCCGTCCATTTACAGGCAGCAGCATTACCGCGTCAAAAGTATCAGGTTATCTTGCCCGTTACAGATATGAAGGACGATGAAGTGTACGCACCAAACTACAAAAACGGTGAAAAAGTCGCACTTATCCGCTATCCACATGGCGGAACTTTTGAAATACCGATTTTGACAGTAAACAATAAGCAGTCAACAGCTAAAAGAATGTTAGACAATGCTCTTGATGCAATTGGTATTAACAGTAAAGTTGCAGAGCGTCTATCTGGAGCTGATTTCGACGGCGACACTGTTATGGTCATACCCACCGGTGGAAAGGTTAAGGTTACATCGACGCCGCCGCTAAAGGGTTTGGAGGGCTTTGACCCAAAGCTTGAATATGGCGGCAAAAAAGAGGGAACCTTTAAGCCCATGAAAAACACGCAAACTGAAATGGGAAAGATTTCAAACCTCATTACCGACATGACTTTGAAAGGTGCTACTCAGGATGAGCTTGCTCGTGCTGTCCGCCACAGTATGGTAGTGATCGATGCTGAAAAACACAAGCTCGATTACAAACAAAGTGAACGAGATAACGGAATTTCTGCTCTTAAGAAAAAGTATCAGGGAACAGTTGATGAGAATGGTCGTTACCATGAAGGTGCTGCGACATTGATCTCTCGTGCTAAATCTGAAACCTCTGTTCTGAAGCGAAAAGGAAGTCCGATCATTGACAAAGAGACAGGTGAGCAGCGCTACAAAGAAGTTTATGAAGAATACACCGATAAGAATGGTAAAGTTAAGGTTCGTACTCAGGCCAGCACAAAGATGGCTGAAACCAAAGATGCCAGAACGCTTTCCTCCGGTACTCCACAGGAAGAAGCATATGCTGATTATGCCAACAACATGAAATCTCTAGCCAACCGTGCACGCAGAGAGATGATGAATACCGGCAAGATTGCGTACTCTGCTTCTGCTAAGAGAACGTATCAGGCAGAGGTAGACTCCCTGGAGGCCAAGCTGAATGTTGCTTTAAAGAATGCACCTCGTGAACGTCAGGCTCAGATTCTTGCTAATGCTGCTGTAAAAGCTAAAAAGCAGGAGAATCCGGACATGACCAAGGGGGAGATTAAAAAAGCAAACCAGCAGGCCCTCACGGCAGCACGAAATTCGGTAGGTGCTAAACGTGAACCCATCCTGATAACGGATCGTGAATGGGAGGCTATACAGGCTGGCGCTATCAGCGAGAACCGGCTTACACAAATCATCAATAATGTGGATACAGATAAGCTCAGACAACGTGCAACGCCTAGAGCAACGACGACCCTGAGCTCTGCAAAGGTCAATAAGATTGCTTCTATGAATGCGTCTGGTTACACGACTGCTGAGATCGCAGAAGCTCTTGGCGTATCAGCATCCACAGTGTCAAAATACTTGAACTGAAAGGAGTGAACCAAGTATTATGGCAAGTAAATGTATGCTTACAACGTTTGACAATCCGTACAATCCTTTTGATGAGTTCACTTCGTGGTTCATGTTCGACGAGGAAAAAGGTTATCATTCGTGTGCTTACTTAGGAAGAATCGCAAAGACATCTGAACAGCTTTCAGATGAGGAAAATGCGCAAGAGATTGAGCGTGCGATTGACGAAATCATTAAGTATGATTTTCAAAACATTTATAAAAAAGTGAAACAGTAGTTCATTTGTGGTCGCGGTGATGAGCCTTAGAGGTATAGGGGGGGGGGACGCTAAAAACGCACCCCCTTCGTCATCGCGGCCCTCCTCAAAAATTCCCCGGAGGAACTTTTTCGAAAAAGCTTTTACGCGTGTATCCCACACTCTGTTATGGAGGTGAGACAGAATGCAACTTAGAGAGGTCCGAGCGCTATACTTTATCGGTATATTAACAGGCCTTGGGTTTGGTTCTATTATCACGTGTAAAATATTGGGGAGGCTATAACAAAGCCTCTCTATTTTTCACAGCATTTAATCGAGCTCATAAGGCTTATTCGCTTCGACGGACACTTTCACGCTTTCTTTTTTTACCTCCAGATTTTCTCCTTTCAGTGAAACAGAGATTCCGGCGGCCTTATGAGTTCGCTTAAATGCTGTATAAAAGTACAACAAAAGTTAGCATGATTATTACAAAATCTATCAGAGAGGAGGCAGTAACAGGTGAAAAAAATACATGCGGGAAGTAATTCGTCAACAACAAAACGTATTCGTCCGGCTTTGACGCCAGAGGCCAGGCAAAACCAGCTGATATCTTTGGCCATTGATTTGGTCGAGAAGCGCTTGATAGAAGGAACTGCTTCTTCTCAAGAAACTACACATTTTTTAAAACTGGCATCCACGAAAGCTCACTTAGAGGAACAGATTCTCGAAAAGCAAAAAGATTTGATTGAGGCAAAAACCAAATCCTTGCAATCTACTGAGCGAATCGAAGAACTTTACAAGGAAGCGATGGGCGCTTTCCGACGGTACAGCGGGAGTGGAGAAAGCGATGAGGTTTAAAACATATTCGGAATTGTCACAACTTCTTTCTTTCGAAGAGCGCTATCAATATTTACGTTTGTGTGGAAAGGTTGGCGAGGACACTTTTGGCTTTGACCGATATCTAAATCAGGAGTTCTACAAAACGGATGAGTGGCGGGCAATTAGAGATGTTGTAATCATTCGAGACAATGGTTGTGACCTCGGTGTAGACGATAGGCAAATAGGTGGCCGCATCTTGGTCCACCATATGAACCCTATTACCAAAGAAGACATTTTGTACAGAAGCAAAATACTTCTTGACCCAGAATATTTGATTTGCACGACTGACAATACTCATAAGGCGATTCACTATGGGGACGAAAATCTTTTAATTAAGAATCCAATTGAGCGTAGACCAAACGACACATGCCCATGGAGGCACTAAGAGGAGGAGTTTTAGGTGAACACAGTTACCATTGGAATTGTTACTGACTGCCTTGCCCTGAGCATTCGAGAAGAGCCGGATTCAGACGGCAAGGTTATCGGTACGGTTGATGCCCTTTCGGAGCTAATGATCGACGAGGGGGCGTCAAACGAGGATTTTTACAAAGTATGTACTGAAGCAGGCGTAGAAGGGTTTTGCAGTAAACGCTATGTTGCAGTTAGGCCGAAGGAGTGATTATGGTGGATAGCATTTTAACGTCTATCAAAAAACTTTTGGGGCCGGAAGAGATATATGAACACTTTGACGCGGATATCATTATGCATATCAATTCAGCATTCTCGACTTTGACACAGTTGGGAGTCGGTCCAGAAGAAGGGTTTGTCATTAAAGACAAAACTGCTATATGGACGGATTTCATTCAAGACGACAAACGATTGGAATTTGTAAAAACATACATATATCTCAAAGTGAAGCTCGTGTTCGATCCACCCCTTAGCTCTTCTGTCCTTGACGCGATGAACCGCCAAATCAATGAACTGGAATGGCGATTGAATGTCGCGGTTGATTCAGGGAGGAGGGATTTGGATGTGGAAATATGCTCGCGCTCGCACGGATGAACTTTTTCACTATGGCGTGAAGGGAATGAAATGGGGTGTCCGGCGAACGCCGGAGCAACTCGGTCATTCTCCGAAGGTTGCAAAGGCCGGCAAACGTGTTATACTTAAAGAGAAATCCAGCGGTGGGGAGAAAGGGCTTAAAACTCAGCCATCGTCTGCATTGAGAAAAGGAATTCGAAGTTTGGAGAAACGGATAGCAGAACATGAGGCAAAAATAAATGCGCCAGAAAAGTATTGTGATGAATGGGCTACTTATTCGAAGAATGAACGCATTGGTATGGTTAATCATTGGAAAAAAGAAAATAAAGATTTTCAACAATCCATTTATAACCGATTAGAGGAACTTAGGAACAGAGGTGAAGATTATAATGAATAACGATATTTTTAATCATATTGTAGAGCGGTTGCTAAGAAATGCCGATGATGCGTTGAAAGAATTTGATCAAAACAAGGACGATGAATTTTATCAGGGTAGGCGGTTAGCTTACTGGGAAGTTCTTGACACATTAAAAAGCGAGCTGATGGTTGCCGACTATGATTTAAAAGCATGCGGGCTTGATATAGATGTCGACGCTAAATATATGGGCTTGCACAAAAAAGAATTTTAAAGATTCAATTGGGAGAACAACTTTTTCGATGGATAGGAAAACGGGGAAACCGTTGCTAACAGTCTCCCCGTTTCTTGGGCGTGTCAGGCACATGCCAGCAGCCGTTTAAGGTCCACTTTGAGCGAAGCGGTCCCTTTGCTGATGTGCAGCTCGGCAATACCGTCTGCGAACAGACGGACTATCGCAACAAGAAGCTTTTTCAGCGTTTGAAAAAATTTCTCGCCCATACTCCTTTCACCTCCTATCCATCGAAAAGTTGTTCTCCTTTCGCTTACCATTCTACGATAGTCGTCGGAAAAACACAATATTCATTTTTATGCCAGGGGCTGTGGAAACACGGCCTCTTTTTAATGCACAAAACAGGTGGTGAAAATTCAAAATGGAGAACGAACTTTATCATTACGGCGTATTAGGCATGAAGTGGGGAGTTCGGAGAACGCCGGAACAGCTTGCAAAGGCGAATGTGAGGGCGAAGCGAAAATCCGAAGACAATGCGAAGAGATCTGATATGAAAAAGGCGGTCAAATCCAGAAGAACGCTCAGCGACGCTGACCTGAAAAAGCGGATTGAGCGGATTAAGATGGAGAAGCAGCTAAAGGACTTAACTGCGGAGGAGATTTCTCCTGGTAAAAAATTTGTTTCTGAGGTTCTTTCTTCCAGCGGGAAAAAAGTTGCGACAGCGCTGGTTACCGGGGCCGTCTTGTACGGAACAAAAGCAGCATTGACAAATCAGTTCGATATCAAAGAATTGGCTGGTTACATGACACCAAAACCGAAGAATAAGTGAAGAAAAATTTGATGGAGGACTTAATTCTATGCAGACTTATAATCAAACCGACTATCTGGCTCATTACGGTGTCCTCGGCATGAAGTGGGGCGTTCGACGCAAGACAAACAATTCCAATTCTTCCGGAAAGACTAAAAGTGGAGGCATTATCAAAAAAATCAAAAGATTCTACTCGGAAGAAGGCGTTTCAGATGAGACATTAAAGTCCGCTCGCAAGGCACAGCGAGAGGCAAACAAAGAGGACTTAGCGACGACCAAGGCCGCCCTTCAGTACAAAAATGCTGAGCTTGCAAAAGCTCGTGCTGATAAAAAATTAAAAACCATGATGCAACCATGGGCGGACACTTCTGACGATGACCAGAAAATTGAAAAACTGAAAAACACTATTAAAGATCTGAAGGATGAGGAAAAGTATTACGAAAAGATAAAAGTCAACGAGATTGTAACTAAAAAGTCTATTGCGGACGGGCGGAAATATGCAACAGCCCTCCTTGCTGGAATAGGTGCTTTAAGTGTTGCCTCTATTGCAGTGTTAAAGTCTTAATTAAAGAAAAATTTTCCTCCGTTGGCAACACAAAAAGGCCAACTTTTAAAAGGCTGAAACGTGACACAAAAAAAGAAGCCGACTTTCATGTCGACCTCTTCAAATCGGAGCGCTTGTAATAAGAGTTATAAGGTGTGCGAACCTTTTTGCTC